CATTTAAGAAGGCGTTAGAAACAGCGAAGGGTGGCACAAGTTTAAGTTACACGGATGATGATATTACAGAAAACGAGGGTCAAGATACGGCTGGTCGTGGTATTCTTGGTCAGAAAAAAGATGTCGCATCTACAGTTACATTATCGGACGGCACAAAGCTCAGTGCAAGCTATGGAAAAACCGGAGATGAGGTACGCACTGTAAGACGATTGGCTGATGAGGTAGCTAATTACAGCTCGTTAATAAATAAAGATACAACAGAAACCACTGATGACACCACGGTGCTTGATAAAACAACAGATACAGCGCTGGATACAGTAGAGGATATTTCTAAAAAAACGTTTGATAATAAAACAGACATTAATAATTTTTATGACAATACGGTCACCTCTGATTTTACAGCGGCTGGTGCACAAACAAATATGAAATCGGCTCTTACGACATCTGTGGGTGAGGCCGAAGATGACGCCATCTCAAATATGACCAAAGGTATTAAAGGTAATGTTCTGACAACGGCACAAGGGCTTTTGTCTAGTGAGGATGAAGAAGACCCCTTCCGCAAAAAAAGATCACTCATAGGGTCGTAATATGCTTCTCAGCGATAAGAAAAAAATAACCAGTATTGCTGGTATTATGGGCGGTAGTGCAGCCCAACCAGCGCAAATGATGGGGCAGATGACTGTGGATCCGTTAGAACGCGCACAGCAGAAAATGGCTGGTCGCACACAAGGTGGTGCTCTGGAAGGTATTAGAGATCCTAAACTACGTCCAAAACGCACAATAATGAACAGTTACGGAATGTCTTAATGGCTCAGATAGATCCTTTAGTACAACGTTTGGATAAGCGCTATAAAACGCTACAAACGCAACGCAGCAATTGGGAACAGCACTGGCAGCAACTAGCCGACTTTATGCTGCCCAGAAAAGCTGACATTGTTAAAAAACGTACACAAGGTGATAAAAGAACAGAACTTATATTCGATGGCACGGCAATACATGCAGTAGAGCTCTTAGCATCCAGCTTGCATGGTATGCTTACCAGCCCAAGTACGCCTTGGTTTTCCATGCGATATAGAGATCCAGCGCTACAAAGGGATGATAAAGCCAATGAATGGCTAGAAGTATGTACTGATCAAATGTATCAGCACTTCAATAGAAGTAATTTTCAGCAAGAAATACATGAGTTATACTATGACCTGGTGGTTTTTGGTACTGGCAGCTTTTATGTCAGTATGGAAGAAGAAGGGTTAAGGTTTGCGTGTCGGCATATTGCAGAAATATGCATATCGGAAGATGGGCAAGGCCGCGTAGATACCATCTATAGAAAATTTAAACTTACCGCTCGATCTATAAAAATGCAGTTTCCGGACGCTACTTTGCCGAAAATTGTGGAAAAAGATGTAGATAATGATCCATATAAAGAACATGAGGTTGTACATGCGGTGTTTCCTCGTGCGGAAGCCACTGGTGCATTTGCAAAAGATAAACCAGTAGCATCTGTATACTACATGGCAGAAAGTCGGGAGCTGCTAAGTGAAAGCGGTTTTGACGAAATGCCGTTTATGTCACCACGTTTTGTTAAAGATAGCGTTAGTACATATGGCAGATCTCCGGCAATGACCGCGCTGCCTGATGTTAAAATGCTCAACAAAATGTCAGAAACAACAATTAAGGCTGCACAAAAGCAAATCGATCCACCATTGATGGTTCCGGACGATGGGTTTCTAGGCACAGTACGCACATCACCAGGTGCGCTTAACTTTTACCGATCAGGAACACGAGATAGACTAGAGCCGCTGCAAATCGGGGCCAACAATCCACTAGGGCTAAACATGGAAGAGCAAAGACGTAACGCAATACGTCAAGCATTCTATGTAGATCAGCTGTTACTGGGTCAGGGTCAGAATATGACAGCGACAGAAGTGTTGCAAAGAAACGAAGAGAAAATGAGGTTGCTTGGCCCTGTTCTAGGACGGATGCAAGCAGAATTGCTCCAACCTCTTATATCTCGTGCCTTTGCATTGCTTCTCCGGAATCGGCTTCTCCCACCGCCTCCGGAGGAGCTTCAAGGTCAGGATCTTGATATTGAATACGTCAGCCCCCTAGCGAAAGCGCAAAAACTTACAGATCTACAAGCAATGCTGCGTGGGTTTGAGATATTGCTGCAAGTCAGCCAGGTAGCACCAGTAACCGATTACCTCGATGGTGATAAGATGGTGCAGTACCTCGTTGAGACAGCTGGACTGCCAGCTAGAATAATACGCGGTGATGATGAGGTGGCGCAGCTTAGAGAACAGCAAGCAGAGGCGGCACAACAACAACAAGCAATGCAAGAACAGATGCAATCCGCTGAGGCTGCAAACAAGATAGCGCCATTCATTAAGGCCGCTGGAAACGTACCGCTAGAATGAAGGTAGAAGATTTAAAGCTTGCTTATCGCAGAACGTTTAACACTGACGATGGCGAGATCGTATTAAGTGACCTCAAGGCTAGGTTCGGTTTTGAGACCACGACATTTTCGGACAATCCATACGAAACTGCATTTAACGAAGGCCAGCGAGCAACATTGCTGCTAATTGTCCGAATGCTGGCTGATGAAAAGGAACCACCACAATGAGCGAAGAGGCAATCCAAGACACTGGATCTCAGGAAGTCGCAAGTCAAGCTGTAGCAGAAAGCGCAGTGGAAGAAGTAAGTTTTAGAGACAGTTTGCCAGAAGATTTGCGTACAGCGCCTGGTATGCTGAAATTTAAAGACGTACCTGGTTTAGCACAAGGATATGTCAATCTTGAGGCTATGGTCGGCACTGATAAAATTGGTTTACCACAACAGAGCTGGACAGATAGTCAATGGTCTGACTTCTATGCAAAAACAGGCCGTCCGGAAAGTTTTGATGAATACAGCGTAGATTTGCAAAACGTTCTGTCTGATGAAGACAGTGCAGCGTTTCGGCAAGCAGCGTTTGAGGCTGGGCTTGCACCACGCCAGGTAGAGAGATTAACCAAGTATTTAAATGAAACATCTAGCAAAGTGCAGCAAGGCATGGAAACAACCTCGCAAGAGGCATATGATGTTGGTATTGCACAGCTACAACAAGAATATGGTCAGGCATTTGATCAGCGTGTGAAAGTATCACAAAACGCAGCCAGAACGTTACTAGGTGAAGATGGTATGCAAATGTTTGAAACACCAATGGCAGATGGTCGTTTGCTAGGTGACTATCCAGAAATAATTAAAATGTTTGCAGTTCTTGGTGAGCAAATGGGTGAGGATAAGCTTATTGGCGAAACCTCAGAGCTCATAATGACACCAGAGCAAGCCAAGCAAGAACTAAAAGAGCTTATGCGTCCAGGTACGCCCTATATGGACGGTCAGCACCCAGAACATGATGCCTATGTACGAAAAGTACAGGAGCTTTTCCAAGCAGCATCGTAATACGTGGATAACCGATAGGCCCACGCGACAAGCATGTGTGACATGCAGACTGACTGCCTCAAGCAGTAAGCACGGCCCCGACAGGGATAACCAAGCGCAGCAACCCAAAATCTAAAATTGAAACAACTGTAAAGGAGAGACTTATGTCTACTCAAATCACTACAGCTTTTGTCAATCAGTTTTCTGCAAATATCCAAATGCTTAGTCAGCAAATGGGTTCGCTGCTACGTACAGCAGTAGATGTGGAAAGTGTGAATGGCGAGAAAGCTTTTTTTGATCAAGTGGGATCAACAGCAGCGGTAAAGAAAACAAGCCGCCATGCAGATACACCACTTGTTGAAACACCACACACAAGACGCATGGTTACCATGTCTGACTATGAGTGGGCTGACCTCATCGACGATAACGATAAAGTACGTTTGCTGATCGATCCAACCTCAACTTATGGCAAAGCTGCGGCTGCTGCGATGGGTCGTGCTATGGACGATGAGATCATTGCAGCCGCACTGGGTACAGCGCAAACTGGCAAAGATGGCAGTACATCAACTGCATTACCAGCTGGTCAGAAAATCGCACATGGATCTGCTGGTCTAACAGTCGCAAAGCTTCTAAGTGCAAAAGAAGTTTTGGATGCAGCATCTGTTGATCCATCGATTGCTAGAACCATTGTGGTTTCACCAAAGCAAGTCACAGATTTGTTAAACACAACAGAAGTGAAGTCATCTGATTTCAATACTGTAAAAGCACTGGCTCAAGGCGAGATTAACTCATTTATGGGTTTTAATTTCATCACAAGCAATCGTCTAACCACAGATGCAAATAGTAACCGCCAGGTTATTTGTTTTGCAGCTGATGGTGTCAAAGTAGCTATGGGCAAAGAGCCAATGGCGAAAATCGATGAACGTGCCGACAAATCCTACGCAACGCAAGTCTACTACTGTCAAACTCTTGGTGCCACGCGCATGGAAGAGGTGAAGGTAGTCGAAATTGCTTGCACTGAATCATAAGGAGATTGAGAAATGGCAACAGTTTATTCGACACAACGAACTAACTCACGAGCAACACCAGCAGTGATGAACAAAGCTAATGAACTAGGCGGTCGTATCCGCTGCGCTCATGGTGTCTATGAAGCATCTTCACTGGCATCTGGTGATGTAATTGAGATGTTTATCTTGCCAGATGGCGCGAGATTGCTAGAGGGATCACTTGCACATGATGCATTGGGTTCATCTACAACTCTATCAGTTGGCTATGCTGCACACACAAATGCAGCTGGTACAGCCGTAAGCGCAGCAGCAGCCGCATATAAAGCAGCAGCTGCGTCAACATCAGCGCAAAAAGTAGATATTCTTGCTACTTTAGCTCTAGGTTCTGGAACAGAAACTGACACTGACGGTAATGGTGTCGCTGTAACAGTGACAATGGGCGGTGCTGCTGGCACTGGTACTATCGAAGTAACCATCAAATACGTGGTTGATTAATTAAGAGGGGCGTGAAAGCGCCCCCCTTTTTTTATGGGATATTGAAATGACTAGTACGGTTGATATTGCAAACTATGCTCTTAATTCGCTTGGCGCTAATAACATCTCTACGTTTGATGAAAACAGTAAGCCAGCGCGATTGGTCAACCAAAGATATAATTCAGTGCGCGATAATGTGTTTCGCCAGCATCCCTGGAACTGTCTTATAAAGCGTGTGGAGCTGCCCAGAGAAAGCGATACACCATCCTTTGACTACGCCTATCAATACGCACTCCCGACAGATCCATTTTGTCTTAGGGTGCTAGAGTTTTCTAATGGCACTCTGACGTTTCCATATGACAATATGACAAGCAACTCCGGTGGGCCTGTATATGTCATCGAGGGGCGTAAGCTTGTTACCGATGAGGGCATTGCAAAAATACGATATATAGGTCGTGTTACGGATCCGCAAGAATATGACGCTGGGCTTGTTGAAACCATTGCATCAGCACTGGCGTTTGAGCTGGCCTACGCAATCACCGGATCAAATACCGTAAAACAAATTATGGCAGCTGAATACACCGACAAACTGAGAAATGCTAAGTTTGTAGATGCTACAGAGGGTGCGCCTCAAAAGATCGAGGCAAGCGACTTTTTACAAGCGAGAACATAAATGGCGCGATCTGCACCAGCTCTATCGTCTTTTACAGCCGGAGAAATATCTCCGCGTTTAGAGGGTCGAGTTACCATTGCGAAATACCGTGAGGGTCTAGCTGACTTAACCAATATGGTTGTGCAGCCTCATGGCGGTGTAACCAGGCGTCCTGGTACAGAATATCTAGGCGAGGTGAAAGCCAGTGCAAACGTCACCAGGCTCATACCGTTTGAGTTTAAAACGTCAGATACCTATGCGCTAGAGTTTGGTAATACATACATGCGGATTTTCCGTAATGGTCTGCAAGTTTTAACAGGCAGTGCAAAATCTATATCTGCAATTACAAAAGCAAGTGCTGGCGTATTTACGTCAAACGGTCATGGCTACAGCAACGGAGATGAGGTTTATTTGGTAAATGGCGGTGGCGGTATGACAGAGCTGCCCTCGCGTAATTATCTCATTGCAAATAAAACAACGAATACATTTGAGCTTACCGATTTGTTTGGTGTGGCAATTAATACAACAGGTTTTACAACATATACCGGATCAGGTGTGCAAGTCGATAAGATCTACGAAGTTGCAACGCCTTATACGTCTGCACAGATAAACGATGTGCGTTTTGCTCAGTCTGCTGACGTAATGTATTTGGTGCATCCAAGCCATGCTGTAAGAACACTATCACGTACAGATCATAATGCCTGGGCGTTTGCCACGCCAACCATAACGGAAAACAATACGCCAAGCCTCGTAGGCTCTGATAATTATCCGAGCGTGGTGACATTTTTTGAACAGCGGCTTGTATTCGCAGCAAGTAATAACCAGCCACAGACATTGTGGTTTAGCAAAAACGCAGATTATCTAAACTTTACCACTGGCACAGCTGATAATGATGCGCTGATTTATACGATTGCATCAAACAAGGTAAACGCGATTAGGTATCTGTCGGCTACAAGAATTCTTAATATCGGCACATCCGGTGGTGAATATGTGCTAACAACAACCAATGGCAGTCCGGTAACGCCTACATCAACAGTTATTCGTAAGTATAGCAACTACGGCTGCATCGATAGCGAAGTGGTGCAAGTGGCAGATGTTACGCTCTTTGCCCAACGTGGTGCGCGAAAAGTGCGTGAGTTTCGCTATGTTGGTGAAGTGGACGTAGGCGGCTACACAGCGCCTGACATAACTGTTTTGGCAGAACACCTGACCGAAGGTGGCATTAAAGAATTTGCGTTTCAGCAAGAGCCAGAAAGTATTGTGTGGGCGCGTAGAGCTGATGGTACATTGCTGGGTCTAACATACAGACGTGAAGAAGAAATTGTTGCTTGGCACAAGCATGTCTTGGGCGGTGTGTTTGGAACTGGTCAAGCGCGAGTAGAAAGTATTATCTCATTGCCCACCGACAGTGGTGAGGATGAGCTGTACATGATTGTTAAAAGAACGATCAATGGACAGACAAAGCAATACGTTGAGGTGATGAAAACCTTTGATTTTGGAAGCGATACGACTGCTGCATTCTTTGTTGATAGTGGGCTGGCATACTCTGGGAGCTCCACAACAACGCTGTCAGGGCTGTATCATCTAGAGGGAGCATCAACGTCTGTTTTGGCAAATGGTGCAACACACCCTGACGAGACTGTCTCTAGCGGTGGTATTACGCTTGATTTCGCCATTACCAGTGGTGCGGTAGGGCTTGGATATACCAGCAAACTACAAACATTGCGTATTGAGGCTGGATCAGCTGATGGCACAAGCCAGGGCAAACCAAAACGCATACACGATGTTACCTTGCGCTTCCATGAAACGGTGGGTGCAGAGGTCGGCACAAGTGCCGTAAATGCAGATAGAATATTCTTTCGGGATAGCAGCATGGACATGGATACCGCTGTGCCGCTTTTTACCGGAGATAAAGACATAGAATTCCCTGGTGGTTTTGAAGAGGGTGACCGCATTTTTGTGCAGCAATCCCAACCACTGCCAATGACAGTATTAGCGTTGTATCCGCGCATGAATACGCATGATGTATAGGTGTTGAATGGGTTTTTTTGAAATTGCAACATTAGGTCTTACTATACTTGGCGGTGCGTCACAAAAGCGAGCGTCAAATAAAGCAGCAGCAGCAGCCAAGCGAGTGGGTGAGTTTAACGCAAAGCTTATCGAGCGTGATGTAGATCTATTAGAAAAGCAACGCGAAATCATCAATCGCAATGCGGTGTTGCAAGAACGTGTAGATCGTTTTCGTTTTGCTGAAGCACAAGGCTCTGTCATAGCAAACTATGCAGCCAACGGTATTGAAATATCACAAGGTACGCCCATGCGTGTTCTAAGGCAAAACGCTAGAGAGTTTGAATATGACATGGCGGTAGCTGATTTTAATAACGCGGTAACAAACATGCAAATTAATGATCAGCAAGAAAACGCACGACTAAGCGCAGAACTGTCACGCATGGAAGGTGGCGCACAAGCAGCCGGATTGCGAGCACAAGGCACGTCAAGCTTTATCGGTAGCTTGGGTAGCGCTGCACGATTTGGTTACAGTAGTGGGATGTTTACTTAATGAGAATACCAGTTTACAGATCTGGAGCGCAACTAAGTAATGAAGCACCTGGTGCACGTATTACGGCTCGCATGAACCCTACACCATTTGTAAATGCGGAGCTACAAAAAGGAGCTGTGCTTACAACGGCATTAGGCGAGGCCGCTGAATATACAAATATGCGTTATAAGATGCTCGTGGAAACGCAGAAAAACGAAGCTATTTTTGCAGCAAAAGAAAGCCTGATGGAGTTATCAAGCACTCTAAGCGAAAGTCGTGACATAGGTAATATCTTTGATGGCGAGCTAAAGTATGAGCAAGGCGTCAAGGAAATACAA